TTATTAATATTTAATTCATCTGCATGCTCACGGTATTCCTGTATGATAGGGTTAGTAATATCATCTACACCTTTTGCAATTAATTCTTTATCTGCCCATTTACCATTCTGTTGAAATTTAAACGCTTGATTAGCTAAGTAACAACACGGCCAGACTTGGCCATCTGGATTCACTAGAAATTTATTATCTTTTGCCCATATACACTCAATGCATGACATTAGAAGTTCCTTGTTTTATGAGATTTTTCATTACTCGTATCTTTGTTATATACCATTTGATTACCGGTCTCTGTCCACCATTTATGATCACGTTGTGGCGCAGTTAAGTTATATCTAGGATCATCAAGCGGTAGTGTAGCTTCTTCTAATAGAAACTCAACACCATTATCGTCTATATAATCCTCTGCCGCTGTTACATTAAAACGATTCGACGGCTGAACTAAATGATCTGTTACTTCTAATTCGTTGTAACACATATCTAATATCTGTTCTATGTAATCTTGGTTATGCTTAAATATAATAATATGTGCAAATGCATTACCACCTGCTGCAGTGTACGATTGAATGTTAAGTTTTAGTGTTTCAAAGTTAACCTTGCGACGATAGTGAGAATGCATCTCTTGGTTAATACCTTCAACGTCAAATATAACCTGCATACGATTTTTACTAATAATACCTAGGTTCCACCACCAATCTTCGTTGCGCATACCACCATTTGTATTTAATTGAATATATGCTTCGCTGTTATCAATAATATACTTACAAATTTCAAGTATATCTTTTACCATAATGGGATCACCCCAAGTACCACATATTTCAAATCTTCCAATCATTGATAATACTTTAGGTGGATAAGCATTCTTAAACTGTGCTAGATCCCAACGTAAGAGAGGTAGCCAACCGACTTTACCTAAGCCATTAGGATCTGTTCTGTGACACTGTGGACAACCAGCATTACAATGCGTGGTAAGATCAATCCAGGCCACTAATTTACTATCTAAGTTATAGATACTCATTGTAATACTTCCAGTCGTGCGGTTTGTTTGTACTTCTTGTAAAGTGTACTACTTTCACATCGTCGTGAAATTTACCATTTTCAAATAATACGTTACCTGTTATTTCCTTATATTTATCTTCAATATTAGATGTACTTATATCTGAATCACTTACCCATCGAGTACACCAAGCGCTTGGCACAAGATTTAAATCACAATCTAGATTATCTTGCACAAACATAAACTCTCCATTTACTGGGCCGGTTGTTAACCCACTTTTAATGTAGTAGTTTGTCCAATAGTTTATATCAGACATATAAGTTTCGTATATATTTTTACAATCCTTAGGCCAGAACTTATAGAAACCGCCACTCATAAGAAAGTCTGTCCCATTGAAGTTCCACCAATACGGCAAGGAAACAAATTCTCCTTTGTCGCAAGGATAGTTTATAACCTCGTGATAATCGTTAATAAGAAGCTTATCGATATCCATGACAACAACAGGCTCGTCAATATCCATATTAAATACTTGAAGCTTATTCCATTGAAGCGGTACATGCGGATGATAAGGTTCTCTTATCCAATATACATCGTGGCCTTGTAATTTATTGTTAATATAGTCTTCATATTCTGGCCCATACTTAGTACCAATCCTTACGCAAAATACTTTCACAAAAACCATTCCATCTTCTTATTAATACAATGGTATAGTTTTGCTGATGTGTCCGCCTGATTTCTGTCCTTCTTTCTTTCGTCGACAATATAATGCCACGGGCCGTTAAGATATTCAATAGGTATTTCTTTAGAGTGTACGAGGTAAGAGTAAAGCGTTTCATTATCATAACCAAATACACGTTGTATATTATATGGGTACATCGAGTCAGGATCTTCTTTTAACCCAGTCATAATGTTTAGATTCTCTTTGAAGTTTTCAAAATACCCTAGTCTATGAATCATATCTGCTGATGCAACCATAATTCCTGTATTGAATACATCATTGTCTGGTTTGTAACCTTCTTCTAATAACATTGCATGCGCATTCCAATACTTAGTAGAAGGATTACGAATACAAGTGTTGTAGTCTTTTGGAGCTACAGTTTTACCCCATGATGCAAGCGCATTTGAATGCGCGCACCCAAACTTATTTTCTATATCATGAGCTTCAAAGATAGAATCAGATGTATTTGGAACAACATCAAAGTCTAGATAACATATAGCATCATATTTGCTCGCTAGATCTTTCATCACCCAGTGCTTATAGAAGTTTACAATATCATAGTGCGATACTTCAGGAAAGTCCGATTCAAACATCTCAACAAATTCTTGATATGCAACATTGCCTTTATAAAGCTTATAATCAGCACCAATATCTTTTGCGTAACGGCTGTGCCTTTCTATGATTGCATCTTTATTTTTCAATAAAGAATTCTTTGTCTGTAGACTCTTATCTGTTACTACCTGTACGCCGTTCTCAAACCAACCAGGATTATCTAACTTATTATCCGGTATGTCTATGAATATGCTGTATACAATTTCACTCATTTGCCAATTACCATGTGTCTATTAAAATCGCCTAGATTAAGTGATCCAGTATAAGCGATATATTGTAGATTTAACTTGTCCGCCCATTCTTCTGGTTCCGGCCAACAATTGATATGTGCATCTAATGCTGTGTAATCATTTGTCTGAAAACAAATCCACGTATCACTATTCTTAGATTTAATAATACTCTGAAGATCTTCCTGTTCCATATGCTCACAACTTGTATTAATAATAGCGGTATATTCGCTGTAATCTAGGCTATCATTTACATCAAGTGTTCGAAAATCAATATCACACCCATCAAATAGATTCCACCCATAGAACTCACACATTGGATCCATATCACTTGAAGTAATATTCATACTTTTATTTTGCCATATCTGCCGTAGCTGATAAGCCATCATACCATACCAACCACCTACAACTAATATATTACCGTCAGGATGATTGTAATGTTTTTGAAATTCTTCTGCTAACCACTTTTTACCGTCCCAGTGATTCTTATCTACTGAGTGAACAATATCTTTTATTCGATATAGATCATCTGTACCGTACATAGATTCATCATATACTTGCTCGCAAAGCTTAAGAGCTCTATTTAAGATCGTCGAGTTCAACTTCTATTTCCTCAAAGGTTAGCACGCAAGGCTCATAATCTACTTTACGCTGATACTTCCATGATTGAATATACTGATGCACAATTGTATTATATTCAAAGTCTTCATGTACTATGAATCTATCTATGCCTGCATATTTACGAAGGTAATAATCTCTTAAGCCACTATTGAAATGTTCCCAGTACTCATGCATCTCTTCGTTAGATGCGTCCCAAGCCATTACAGAACTGTTTATTTTTACATCGTAATTAGACAACCTGTTGTACAACTTACCTACTTTCCAATGTGATTCAACTAAAGCAAGTTTTGACCAGTCATCCAAATCTTCTAGCGGGTCTTTTACTAGCTTTACATCAAGGTCAAAGAAGTAGGTTTTACCTTTTAACCCCAGAGCAGGATCGAACAGGCGCAGCTTATTCCAAACACGTTTGAGCGTCGGTCTTCCTGGAGATTTTAGTATATTGATTGCTGGATCGATCCCTGATGGATCATCAGTGTAGCAATAGAATTTAAATTCTGCTTTTGTAAGTGCTACTAAATCATTATAAATTTTATTAACAAAGTCGGCACTGTACTTAGTACCGAACTTAACAGTCACTACATTATACATTTTAAACCTTTGAAGAAGTATAAGTTCCGATTAGTTCTTGAAGGGTTTTTGCTTTACGAATAGCAAGCTTTAAAGATTTATCTTTTGTCTTTGTAATGTCGGGGTCTTCTAATATGGCGATCTTTGTATTAAATACAAAATCATTATCGTTATTCTTTTCATGTAAGATACTAATTAGTTCTGAAGCACTTACTTCTCTTGCTACTCCGAAATGCGGTATATCTGATGCGTTAAATTTAGACTGAAGCTCATCACGATATGCTTTCATTTCTTTTCTGACCTCATCAAACTTAATTGACTTCTGGTCTTCAGCGTATTGGTCTACTTCTTTTGCTTGTTTTCTTTTTTGTTCAGCTTCATACTCTTCAAATGCTTCAAATTGTTTTTTCTGCTGCTTTAACGCATATGCATCTACATCATCATATGCCTGTTTAATTTTCTTTTCTTCTTCAGCCCACCGCTTTGCCATTTCTGCTCTAACCATTTTATTAAACAATTCAGCGTTGGCTGACATAATAGCTTTGGTCTGGGCTTCTATTTCTTCAAGAGTAATATCTTCTAATAGTTCATTAAAGATGTCGTTCGAGAAGTCCACCGCAATATTATAAGGTATAGTCTTTTCACCTTCTTTGTAAAGAACTTCGATATTCATATTGTTGGGACTATCAATAAATTTGGCCGTTACGACCTTATCACTAAAAATTGCCATGTATCATTTCCTTAATATAATTCAAATCACGATCGGTTAATATACAACCTATATGTCGTTATGGTTTGAGCAGCTTGATCGTAGTCAGGTACTTCTTGCGCTCTATAGTCATCAGAATCTACCTGAAATGTAATATACTTACTATCTGTTCTTGCAGTATCTATAATCGCGGTACCACGCGCTGTTCCAGAAGAAAAGTTATAAGATAATTCTTGTTCTGCGTGATACTGTATTCCAGTTCGCAGCTGTTTTTGGATATTGGTCTGAGACATATGCGTGCAATCACCGCTGCCAGGGGTATGACATACATATTTGGTAAAGGCGCCTGCGCTTAGGCTATTATGTCGATGCAGATAGTAACTTGTAATATCGGTAGGCTGATCTCTGTCTTCTATTAATCCATCAGCACTAAAAGCATCAGCATCTGCTCGTGTATCCACAAATATTGCTGTTCCCGCACCACTTACTTCAGTTGCACCAGTAAGAGATGCTGAAGCAGAAATAGTATATGTTCCAGCAGTACTTGAGCCTGCATCGCTTCCTGATAGTGTAGTTAAGGCTGGATCAATAAATGTATCATAAAAATCTGTACCGGTCATTGCTCTTACGCCGCCAGAGACTCTGTAAACTGGATAAGAGAAGTTCGCCTTGTCTAACGCTATTCCACTTAATGTTTGATTGATCTTACCCCAAGTAACAGAGAGTGTTGTTACATCTCCAAGTTCAGCTTCAGTATCAAATTCAGCAGAGTCTGTTGTACCAGTACCAGCCTTTAGTCTTGTGTCTGTAAGATTGCCTAAACTACCACCAGAAGATACTACGGATAGCACAACAGACGGGTTCGCGCCATACAAACGTATGATTTCAAGTTGCACTGCTGCCATTTCAGCGTCAGTGAAATCTATGAAGCCTGTGCCGTTCCAATTAACTGGTCTTCTTACTGCCACAATAAAATTCCTACGTCCGTCTTATTCTTAAGTAATAAGTGCTTATGGTTGATGCTGCCGTGTCATAGTCAGGTACCTCTTGGGTTCTGTAGTCATTCGTATTTACCTGATACTGTAAGTACTTACTACTTGTCCGCGCAGTATCTACGATAGCAGTACCACGAGCAAGAGTGCTTGTTGTATCACACGAATACCTTATTCTGTTCCCAGTAACACTTCTTGTATTAGTATCCATTTGCTGAAGTAACAATGCTTGGAAAGTAGCTTTTGGCATTACCTGAAGATTGTTATCAGCTTTTCTGTAACAAAATGGTAACTCAAAACTTTGTTCGGCGGCCGCATTAATTCTATGAAGATAATAGTTAGTTATAGTCTCTGGCTGGTCTTGCGTTTCAGGAATTCCTGCTGCACTATAAGCATCTGCATCAGCTCTTGTATCTGAAAAGAATGGAGTTGATGAGATTAAAGTACTTCCCGATACACTGGTACCAGTAGAAGCCAGATAAGTACCTGCTTGTGCTGCGGTTGTTGATGCAAGAACCAGTGAAGTAATTGCGGGCTCAATAAACGTATCATCAAAATCATCTGCTGTCATTTCTCTTAAATCGCTGCCATCGTAATACACTGGGTAAGAATAAGTGCTGTCCGACCAATCACCTGGATTACTGCTTTTATAGACTCTATCTAATTTATCATAGCTAACAGTGACAGTTGAAACATTTGGAGTTTCGCCTGCTGTATCAAAGTTTGTCACGTCAGTAGTTGATGCACCAGCTTGTAGTCTGGTATCGCTTAAAGCTGCCAGGTTACCACTAGAGCTCACTATTGTTAATGTGACCATTGGAGAATTGCCATACTGACGAATTGCTTCAGTGACCATCGCAGTTATTTCACCAGAAGTACACTGCTGTATATTACCAGCGCTTCCTATTGAAGTTAGTTTTAATGGAGTTCTTGCTGTCATTATCTAAACTCCTATTATAAACTACCGGAACCGTACAAATCCAATACTGTTGTTCCTGCCGAATCATAAACTCTGAATCTTGTAGGGGTAGTAAGTGCTACTGCTCCACCTGAGAATGTAATACCATCACCACCAGTAATATGAGCTCTTACGTCTGAAGCGCTTGGTCCAGTGTATGTAATTACACCTGTACTACTATTATAGGCAAGTGATCCATCTCCACCTGCGTCAGTAACACTAATATGTGCTCGTACTTCCGCTGCACTTGGTCCAGTGTATGTAATTACGCCTGTACTACTATTATATGCAAGTGATCCGTCGCCACCTGCATCTGTTACGCTAATCTTTCCTCTTATATCAGCATTACTTGGCCCGGTATATGTGATTACACCAGTCGCTGAACTATATGCAAGTGATCCAGAACCACCAGCATCAGTTACTGATATCTTGCTTCGAAAGTCTAAGTCTGAATCAACCAGTGCATATAGATTATTAAATTTAGTTACTAGGTCAGTAAAATTATCTGATATATTAAGTTGAATAGTCATTATAGCTTCTCTACGATCTGTGTCAACATTGATTTAATATCGTTAACATCTTGTTTCAGTTGCTCAATCTCTTCTTTTTCACGCTGTCGGGCCTTTTTAGCATTGCGAGCTTGTTGTACTGCAGTACTATTTATATTTAAAACAGCACCTGTTTTTGGATCGCGGGCGAAACCCGGTGCGTTTTGTGCCTTAATTACTTCCATTATGTTGCCAATGCGATTGTGCGCATATCCCTGAATACCGGAACTTTAGCATTGTTTTCTGATACCATAACGATCTTAATCTGGAAGGAATTAAATGCATCCAGTGTACCTGTATTACCACCAATAAGATATTCATACTCTCTGAATACAGCTGGATCATTATCAGTTATCAGAGAGGTTAATGGACTAACTGCAGTAAATGCTATATCAGAAAGGTCTGCATCACCAGAGCTTGTTCTAAAGTAAACATCAAATGATGCACCGTTTGGCTTGTTAGCTGATATGAATAATTTTAGACCCACCGCATCTTCTGCTAGTGTGACTGGAATAGTAATATGTTTTGCAGCCGAAGAACCACCTTTTGGATCTGTTTCTGCTACATAATTGATTGGTACGTTAAATCCTGCCGTAGCGCCTGCTGCCTGTCTATCAATAATATTATTTGTTGCAAAAATAGCTGCTCTTTGCATATCAACTACTGGAGATACGAAACTATCGGTTGTACTCATACCTAGTAATACTTTTAAACTCTTTTCTCCAGCAATTTGAGCAGTTTCATTAGCTGAATTAGCAATAAGCTGAGGGAATTCAAAGTATATTTCTTTACCAAGAGTAAACGGTGTATAGGTACTATTAGTTTGATAAGCTGTTTCTGTACCTGCAATCGACTGCCCTGTTATAGTATTAATTGAAGAACCGATTCTAGTACCCATAGGACGTAGTGTAGCTACATTAACATTAGCTTGATCCATTCTAATATTTTGATCAGCTAATACAGCTGAACCACCACCAATTTCTGCAGATGTAGAGTTGGCACCGGCTTCAAACTGATATCCTCTACCGTCAACTTTTGTGACAGTACGAGCTCCATTAATATTGCCTGCGGTAATGCCTGCAAATGCTGGTGCACCTGAAATATTAACTGTTCCACCAACTTGTAAACCGTGATCTGGATGTGCAACTGTAAGTGTAGCATCAGCAGAGTCTACTGAAAATGGATCAGGTGTTAATAGTCTTTGTGGAATTGCGGTATTTGTTATGACCGCTGTACCTAATGCATTAAAATTAGCAACATGCAATGTAAATTTTAAATCTTCCCATTGACTTGCCGTCCATGTGGTATTGTTCTGAGATTTAAATAGTGATCCTAAAAACGGTTGAGTTGTAATTTTTCTATCAGTTGTCCCAAGCTCAAAGTCACCAACTTTACAAATCCAAACTTTGAAAGTAGGTACGCTTGACAGCATAACCCAGCAATACTCTTTACCAGGAGCAAGAAATACTGGTTCTGTAAATTCAAAAGTTGTTGCTACAGATGCGTCAGTAGACGTAGTAATTTCCGATGGATATTTAAAGACTGTAGATCCACCCATAATCTGTTCAGCAGGGTAACCGTTTTCCATTGCTCTAAGTTGACCCCACATAGGAAGACCAGTATCATCTTTTTCAGCAAAGTACACATCTACCTTTGTAGCAAATACTCCGTTTTGATTTGAAATCTTAAATGATTGTGCTAATGGATCTGGACCAGGTCCAGGACCAGGAGTTTCCCATCTTTCAAAAAACGTGCCACCCTCTGCTGTCCTAACAGTCCTTTGAGACGTTGATTGAGTATTTTCAGTTCGGCTTTCTACTTCTAATGTTCTGGTTGATAATACATCACGTTGACGAGTTTGTAAACTACCTTTAGATGTAAAGTTTTGTTGGCCAATGGATGTTACCTTTAGCTTTTCATCTGGATTTGTAACGTCAACCAATTCAAATGTTCTTGTGCCAGTCTTAAACTTAAAGTTACTTGTTGAAGGTATAAAGAACGATCCTTCGACGTCACCCAATGCATTAGCTATTAGTGTTGAAGATCCTTCAGGGTGACCTAATGCTGCATTTTGAACATTACCAACTGTCTCTGGCGCATCAGAAGTTCTTACAAATGATTCAGACCTAACCCAATCAGATACGTCAATATCATCAAAGAATGCAAAGACTTGAGTATTAGGTCTAAATCCTTTACCTTGGAAAAAGACCTTTCTTGATCTCATAAAGGGTATCGATACTGCTTGTATAAGTCTATCATTAGTAACTATATTAACAGTATTTTCACCTGTAATTGTAAATTGCCCTACTGTAGTATCTGTAGTTGTCGTTTCAGTTGCGGAAAACGGAGTACTAGTTGTAACATTCCACCCCCAACCAGCCCATCGTCTACTTGTCTCTGTTATAGCTCCATCTCTTCTTTGTGGGCCTGTAGTACTGCTGCTGTTTTCACTTAAGGTTATGCTATTTGTGGAAGAACCAACTTGTAGATCTTCTAAAGCTGTGCCACCCCAATTCCAATTATGCGCATTCCAAAGAGCAGACCCGGCAGTATTAAGTTTTGTTACGTTAGTAACAGCGTCAGGCTGATACTCTTGTTCAATCCAGTTATCACTAGCAGGAGAAAGAATAATGTGACCATCAAATCTAATTTTCCAGAAAGGTAAAACGTTTTCTGTTCTACTAGCAGCTTCTTGACTTAAAAGAACTCTATGAGTATAATTAAGGTAGATATTATCACCCCTTTTAATTACTCCAGAGTTTAACGCGTTATCTGAATCATACATAAGGTTGACACCGTCTGTACGCCCCATAGGTCTCATAAGTTTATCTTGTGGATCTATTGCTGCCTGATAATCAAATTCTTCCAGACCAGCAAAAGTATGATCTGCAAAGTTGTCTACAAAGAATCCTGATTTAGTTCTAAAATTACCATCGGAGTCTAATACAGATAAATTTGCTGTATCAAGCTCTAGTAAGCTAAGTGAGGTAGATTCTTCGAGCGAATCTACTCTACGCTCTAGCTGACCAATGTCTTGCATAGTAAAATGCTTGTGTTCAATAGTTTTAGAATTCAAATCTTTATAATTTAACGTGTATCCATTTAACAATATTCTAAATAATTCTAAAGAATTATCTGGATGCGCAGGCAAGGTTGGTGTTAATGACTCATCACCTGTGACAATACTGATATCTGCATTTGTATCAATCACAACCTTATCGTATCTAGAATTATAATATGACACATCTGCTTGAACAGTATCTGCCGATTGTGGGATTTCATTGATAATTGCACCACTACCAAATGTACCAGAAGAATTAACTACTGGTCTAAAATCGAGAACATTTCTTAAAGCAACGGGTTCACCAAAAGCATTTGTATGAATTGGAATATCTTCGTAATCAACTACACCTGTGTATGAGTTAACTGAAAAGAAGCTTCCTGCTGTACCGTGAGTAAAGTAATCATATTTTACTACGACTGGATAGTTTGGTGTTGATTGGCCTGATTTGAGTACAAGTCGACCTAAACCATAGTAGTTATCTCTTTGGCCGTTGTCTAGTGTGAATCGTCCGAGAACGCTAGTGCCACTTACTGTATCTCGAGTTACTGATACAAAATTATAAATGTCTGGGTAGGTTAGTTCTGCGTATGTTACGCCACCCGCTGTGACCCAATCGGTTGTTGCAATGGTCTCTGTGTGATTTAAATTAAGAGTTTTAGATCTGGATGATCCAATCGCCTGATTAACATAACCTACAATCTCGTGTGCAGTACTATTTGCCAGAGTGCTAATAGTTGCTGAAGTAGTGCCACTGCCTGAAATACTAGTGCTTTCATCTACAGCGCCTGCAGTTGCAGAAATAATCCAATCATTTGTATTAGCAAATGTTTCTCCTGATGCCGATAGTGATAAACTTAGAACACCACTTCCGTTTGATGTGCCTGTAAATCTACGTTGTACAGCAAGTGAAACATCTGTTATGTTTGATGGCCTTACTTTTGGTAGTGGATATAGTAAGGTGTTTACCTTTGGATCGTGTAGTACACATTGAGTATTTTCAAGTGCAATGTCCATGTAAGCGCTGGTTGAAGTACCAATGCTTCTAACAGATCTAAAGTTTTGTCCAGAGTTCATTGTAATTTGGAAAAGGTGTAATCTGTAAACTCCTGAAGTACCGTCTTCTTCAATGGCTCTTACTCGAGCAGTACCGATAGTAGAACCACCATGAGTTACAGCAGATCGTAAATTCTGAACTGCCATATCGGCAATACTCGGTTGTCCTTTTGCAGCAGCGCCCTGTACCCTTATGTAATTACCGAGAGTAATTGGAACTACTTCATTATTAATAGTTGTAGTGGTTCTTGGTTTCGCTACAGTTTTTTTGCATGGATAAGTTATAGCTGATCTATATCCATCTACGTATGCTACACCAGGTTGAACTGATATATCTAAATTGGCTGTGTCGCTATCGTCATCAAAGTTGATTATGAAATCATCTACAATATAATCGCCAGATTCTTCTGCAGTTCTTTGTGCCAATATTTTTCTAGATGTATTAAAGTTTTGTTCATTAGGCGATTTATTGGCGTCAATAATTTCTGCGCCTGCTATAACACCACATTGAATATAATGTGCGTCTGAATCTAATTCATCTCTTAAAGAAAGTGTTAGCAGCATTCTATGACGATCTGCACCAGGAGAAGATGTATTTAGTACCGGGCCAGAATTATCAAAAAGAGTATTATCATCATTAGTAGTAACAATATCTTGTGAAAGTAAAAATCCAAAATCTTGTTGAACAGTGTTATCAACAGAATATTTTGAAGTAACTATTGTTTGTGCAGGTGCAAATATTAATCTACCATCAGCATGAAATACACCTTCATTGTTAGTTAAAAAGGCGCCAACACCGCGAGCAGGATTAACAGTAGTATCTGTAGTCTGAATAGTAAGTGTAGTAGATCCATTATTAATATTTTCACCAGGTGTAAAGTATATGTTTGATCCGCTGCCGCTTGTGTACTGTATATAAAGTGTGCCAGGATCTGCGCCTACTGCTGTTACAATTTCTGTAACAATAGCTTTAACGCCGCTTGTTGCTCCTGTGAATTCTGTGTTTAATAGTGCATCAGTAGCAACTGGTAAAGCATTAGTAGTTTCATTTAATTTAACAAAAGCATTTTCTGCGCCCAAAAAACCGGCACCAGATACTATTGCGCCTTCAGTAAAGACGTTGGAAAATAATCTTGAATTTTCTGTTTGAATAATAGTCTGTAACTGGTTGAGCTCTCGCGATTGAATTGCCCTACCGTTATTAAACAATATTTTATGAAAGCCGGCACTATCAGAATAATCATCCCTGTAAGTTTCAGCAAATGTGTTTTGAATTACTTGATCTACCATTCTTTTTGTACCTGTTTATTATAATTGTATGATGACTTTAAGGTCTTCAGTTTGTGCTGCAGATCTCTCAATAGCTGCTCTATTATCAATGTAAAAGATTTGCCCTGTGAATTTATTTATATCAGCTGCAAGTGCTTGAGTTCCAGTCCCAATAGTTCCTGATCCAGATCCATTAGCCTCTGTTACCCCTTCTCCAGACTGGAAAGGAGTAAATCCTGTATCGTCATCTTGGTGATAATATATTTTATCTGAGTCAAATGTATTTACATAAGCTTTTGCGCCTGAAGTGGAACCTAAAATAGTTTTATCTGCTGTGAATACTACGCCTACCGCTGATAACTGCATATATGTAAGTGCCGATCCTGTTTCATTTGTGTAATTATTATCTGCTGAATCAAGAGGGTTTCTTATAATACCAACTTGTCTAAAGTTCTGGCCAATAATAAAATCTTCGTTCTCTGCACCTGATGGCTTTGAGTTAAACATCATTGCAGTGGATTTTAAATCAATAATTGGAGATGCACCAAATCCAGAATCATCGGCTAGATTAATAAATGCGGATGCACCTGTACCACCACCTCCAGTAAACT